TCGGGCCATGTCGTCAGGGCACCTGGGCGCAGACCTATGACCGTCGTGCTGGCACCTGGACGCCTGGCAATTATCTGACGACGGTTTCAGGGAAGCAACCATGGACGGCGCCCTATTACTGCGGCACGTCAGGCAGCTACGACAACATGACGACGCTGAGCTGCGTCAACAGCTACATCGACGGCAGCCAGCGATCAAACCATCAGCTGCATGTCTTCGTGCGTTCCGGCATGGAGGTGACACGGATCATCGATAGCACTGCTGGACCGAGCAACAACGTGATCGATCTTGCGCTGTATCTGATGGACGCATCAGGACGTGTGCCGAGCGGTTTGATTGACACGACGCAGATGCTGGCTGCGGCCAACTTCACCGATACCAATGGCCTGCACTTCAATGGTGTGTATGAGGAGAGCCGGAACCTTGATAATTGGCTTGAGGAGATTAGCAATGACTTTTTGTTGCGGCTGACGGAGAAGAATGGAAAGTTCGGGTTTAGGCCGCGGCTACCTGTGAACGTCGACCATACGATTAACACAGGAGTGATCGATTGGCAGTTTACTTTTACTGAGGATCACCTGCTGCCGGATGGCTTTGACATTCAGTACGTGCCGCTGACTGATCGTCAGCCGGTTTGTCTGCAGATGATGTGGCGTCAGCAGCCGGAATCCGACATTGGCTTTCCGCGCACCACTGAGATTAGGTTTAACGGCGAAGCAACCGATGGACCGTTTGAGCAGTATGACCTGAGCGGCTTCTGCACAAGCGAGAACCATTCGGTGAAGGTTGGAGCGTATCGCCTAGCCAGACGGAAGCTGATCACGCACACGCTGCGGCTGAAGGTAAGGCCTGCGAGCTACAACAGCAGCCTGGCTCTTGGCGACATCGTGCGCGTGAGGTTACGGCGTGAAACGGCCACAGCAGCGCTCGATTATCACGATTATCTGTATGAGGTGGAGCGGATCGAGAAGACCGCTAGCGGTGCCTGTGTGTTTGATCTGACGCATTATCCGATCGATAGTCAAGGTCGCAGCATGGTGGCGTTAGCTGTTGATGCTGCTGTGGGGCCTGGCGTGACATTGGATCCTGGCCGGGATGATTACAGCTGCGACGATAACTCAGCGACGGATAACACAGGCCTGCCAGACATTGGCATTGATTATCCGGCATTTGATGAAACGCCTATATCAACTGATATAGGCGTAGATTTGGATTTACCTGAGGCAGAACCGCCCGGAACGATAGAAGTAGGCGGTATTCTTCCTGCAGACATAGGAGGTTCTTTGCCTCCTGAGATAGATTATTCTCTCCCTCCAGGAACCATTAGTTATCTCCCACCAGGCGTAGGGGGGGCTGGCGGTACAAGTCCTGTTGGCCCTGCGGTGACGGGAACGCCTGGCCAGCCTATTGGTGACGCTGACAATCCTGTTGATCCGATGGAGCAGCCCCTGGATGAGGATGGAACGGGCATTCTGTCGAGTGACGGCGATTTGGCCGCACCTCTTCCGGGCGACACCCTTGAAGTCACTGAGGCTGATCTTGGCTGTGATGGTCAGGTGTGCTGGAAGAAAGTCGATAAGACGACCTTTGAGGAGTTTGACATCTCTTGTCAAGATCAGGCCATCTCGGGCGCCTATACGCTGTCGATCACTACAGCAGAGATCGATTATTACATCGTGGCCGTGGGTCGATGCAAGGATCCAGGATCGCCGGATGGATTTGGGTCTGGATTTGTCATTGGAACGACTGGAGCCGTTGAAGCGCCGCCTCCCACGCCAACCGCGCAATATGTTTGGTATTACACTGACGACAACGGCAACTCTCGAGGATTTAATAGTGCGCTTGAATATCCGCCAACATTCTCTGCGCCATATGCTTGCAATGCTTCCCCAACATTTTGTAGATACGATGTAACTATAACAAATTGTGATGGCACGACCTTTACAAGCTCCGCTATTGCGTACGGACCCTTTGGATCAACCCCCGCCTTTACGTTTGTAAGTAAAACATTTGTGGCAAATTGCCCATAAGCCATGGCCACCTTCCCCGCGCTTGAACCTGCCACCAGGACCTACACACCCGGCACAAATGCCAGCACGGAATTCGCAGTGCTCGATGGCTATGAGGCCAGCGTGCGGCATAGCAACGCCTCTGTAGGGCATGTGCTGCGCATGACGTTCCGCAGACTCACATCAGCCGAGCGGTTCAGCCTTGTCAGTCACTATGCGCTGCATGGCATCTTCGAGCCATTCGATCTCGACAGCGCCACGTTAATCGCCACGAACCTGACCTTCCCGTCGGGTTACCTCTGGCGATATCTGTCGCCGCCTCAGCTTGACCAGACCTGTGATGTGATCGATGCCACAGTGGAACTGCAGCTCCTGCCGCCATACCTGATATGAACGCTTTCCCTGAGGTTCTGCCTGACAACTTCGCCTATGACCTGGGCGGCCTCAACGTCTCGGCTGAGGAAACGCAGAACGGTGCGCCTGTGATGTTCAGGCACAGCCTGCGGCAAAGCAACTACAGGCTGACACTGACTTACAACAACCTGATCGAGTCAGACGTCACGTTGATCCGTGATCACTATTTTCAGGCAGCTGGCAGCCATCGATCTTTCACCGTGCCATCAAGCCTCTGGAATGGCGCCGACGTGATTCCTGCGGATGGTCTGTATCGCTATGGCGCGAAGCCTGAGGAGCAGCAACGCGGGATCTATACAGACATGACCGTCGAGCTGATAGCGCTGATCGGAAACTTTTTGCTTTATGACCTGATCGGTGAACCGGCCACCCTCGGCGCTGAGGAGTCGTTCACGTCCTATGCCATGACTGGCACCGCTCCGTTCATCCTTGATGGCGATGATGCCGATCCGGCGGAGGATGCCACCCTTATCATCAAGGCTGGAGGCGCTGAGTCATGACTGCAACCACCATCCGCGTGCAGATGGCACAGCGGTCTGACACCGCGGCCAACTGGACATCAGCCAACCCTGTGTTGCTGGCGGGTGAGCTGGGTCATGAGAGCGACACCGACAAGCTGAAGATCGGTGATGGATCGACCAACTGGACGGGGCTGACCTATCTGCCGATTGATGGCACCTGGACTGGTGACACGATCGCGGTGGCTTATGGCGGCACTGGCCAGACCAGCTACACCAACGGCCAGCTGCTGATCGGTAATACGACCGGCAACACGCTGGCAAAGGGCACGCTTACAGCAGGCACCGGCATCGCGGTGACCAATGGTGCTGGTTCGATCACCTTGGCCATTGACTCAGACACGGCTATCGCTGATCTGACGAGCACAGCGACAAGCGGCACGCTGCCAACGGCTGATGGCTCGATCACGATCGCAGACGCCACGACTCCAACGGTGACGGAGCTGCTGGAGTATTGCGTGGAGCTTGAGGCAAAGCTGGAGGCCGTACTGGCGGCGTTGCGTACCGTTGGCGTGATCGCCACCTAGATACAGTGATGGGGTAGCACGCCACGGCGGCCAGTGATCGAGATCTACGCAGCGATCCTCGGCGCGAGCATTGGCGTCGTGAGCATGGGCGCGGCAGGTTTCACGCGGCGCAATACAGAATCCCGTGAGGCCGTAATCCGCCTCACCGCAGCAGTCGAATCCATCGCTGGAAAGCTGGAAGAGCTGCATCAGGACATGAAGGCCGATCGCAAGGAGATCTACACGCGCCTTAACGAGCATGGCAACAGGATCACATTGCTTGAGAGCAAGGACCGCTAGCCTCAAGGGGAGGATACTTTATGCCTACCATGCACCTCGAAGAGATCCTGGCCAGCCCGATCACTTGGATCATTGTGGCCGCTGCGTCTGAGATCATCGCCCTGTCGCCCCTGAAGGACAACAGCGTGATTCAGATCGTGTTTCACGCACTGCGCAGCCTGAAGCAAAAAAAGAGCTGATCCCTGCTGATGGCAGATGGCTGTGGCGTTTCAGCACACGCTCAGATTGGGCGCATGTGCAGCGCCTGATTGATCGCCGCAAGTTCGAGGCCACATTGAAGCCACGACTCGACGCTGAGATCGAGGATTGGCATAAAGCACAACCTGAAGCGATGCCGCCACCGTTGCGGCTTGATGACCTACACCTCCGAGCGCCTTGGTATGAGCCCGACAAGCCCGATCCGACTGATTGACCTGTTTCGGTATTACAAGCGACTGGGGCATCAAGATGCCGCGATCGAGGAGCTTGAGCAGGCGATCAACAAAGCAGCGCCTGGTCTGCTGAGCAGAGGCCAGGACTGGTACGGCACCTGGGCGTCGGCTGTGGAGGCACCTGCGCCGCAATGGCCACTGACTAAGGCAGAGCTGGCTCAGATCATGCTGTGCAAGCCAGACGCCTTGCCTGATGACCTGATGGAT